GCGAACTGATAGATCTCATCAAAAGAATCTTCGTGTATATCTAGGACTCTTGCTACAAGTCTTACTTCTCTAAGATCACCTATAATGAATTCGTCAGCAGCACTCATAGTGAAATCGGGGTACTTAATATCTACGCCACGAACCCAATACCCTTCTGATCGTAATCGTTTTACCATGTGACTTCCAATGAAGCCGCCTGCACCCAATACTAGTGCTGTTTTCTTATTCATACAAGTTTAAAATAAACTTCACCTTATTTAGTGTATCACACACTGACGGTTTTCGCAATAACCGTATCTAAAATGTTAACGGTTGGAAACCAACCAAGTTCCATGAGAGGTGCGACATCAGCACACAACTCATCAGGTTCATTAGGTGTGTCCTCCTTGATAGGAAGATGACCCATACCCATGGCGTTGGCAAGATCTATAACAGAGGTCATCTGTCCTGTACCCACATCTATTGTTCCTGTAAATGAACTAGGAATCAAGGTTGCAATCGCTCTGACAACATCCATGACATGAACCCAATCTCTCTTATGTCTTGTAATATACTTTGCAGTTCCTTGTTTCAACATCTCATATAACATATCATCTCTACTTCCTTCCTCTGCCCATACATTAAAGAATCTCATACCCACACTATTAGGTGGAGCCTGTATCTCATTTACTTTCTTTGTTATGGCGTAGGGATTCTGCCACCAACTATATGCACCAGCAGAACTTGCATACAACAACCTAGTATTATACTTTCTACAATAATCAAAGATGGGTTTAGATTTTTCAACGTTATTCTCCCAGAATTTATCAGGATTATTTACACTATCTCTGAGTGCAGCGTAGGCAGCTAGATGAACTATAAGATCATAATCTGCACACCCAACGTCTACAAAGTTTTCTATGTCATCTGGTCTATCTAATCCATCAACATCAAAGATGTCACTCAGAAAATTAAAAACATGACTACCAATAAAACCTTTATGGCCTGTGACTAATACTTTCATAATACTTTGAGTGTTAGGTGATTATTACAATCACCAAAGAATTTACCCTCAAGATTGTAATTAAATGAGATACTATATCTCTCCTCCTCTGAATGAGATGGAGTTACATAGTGGTCTAAGTGAGCAGGGAAAAGAAATATACCACATTGTTGTGGTCTAAATCTTTTTTCAAAACTATTCAGATCATCATACCCAGTAAGAGATGGTTCCCAATAACTATTAATCCAAGTAGCGTTCCTTGTGGTAAAAATAATGTCACCACTATTTTCTGGCGTCTGTAAATAAAACACTCCAGAGAACTGAGTATTATTATGGCGATGTTCCTTTATATAATTTCCTTTCTTTTGAAGATTACCCCAAGAATTAATTCTTTTCAATCCATGTTTACTAAAATCTATCTGTAAACTTTGAGCGAAATTATGTACTTCTTCATCTATTTTTGTTCTTAGATTTTCTAACTCTGGTTCAGACAATAAATCCGCTTCTAGTTTTGTTGTCTCTCCATTCGGGCCTTCATATATGTCTTTATCACTAGCCCAATCTAGATTTGACACATAATCTATCATAAACTTGAGTTCAGAAGGTCTAAACTCTAAGAAATTTTGATATACTGGCGTTGGAAAAAGAATATGTAGTTCAGACATTTACGATTGCATACTTTCCATATACTGTCTATCATTCAATCCCGCTGTCTGAACCTGAGTAAGTCCAATATTACCCTGATACCAACCAGTAGCGATGTACTTTGAAGACATAGGAGGATTTCCTCTATGTAAATGTGTGTAACCGCCTGGCCATATACAAACTGTTCCTTTCTTTGGTTTTACTTTAAGTTTTTGATATAACCACTCTGTCTCTCCACCTTCTTCTACGTCATTTAGATATACCATCCACGCCATAGTTCTAGTATTATTATTCCAATTAAGATTCTCAGCATGAAACATGTGATATCCCTCTGTAGGATCTGTTTTCTGTAATAAAACAACGGAACTAACATAGTTGAAATTAGTTAGATATGAAAACTCACTTATGTAATAATATAAACATCCATTTACGCCTTGCATTAAATCTTTTGCCTCTCCTGGCGAGAAAGCATCAAGACAAATTTGTTTATCTTTTACATGAGTATATCTTCTACCTTGAACTTGTTCTGCTGTGTCGATATAGTTAGTTAGATAGTCGCAGAAATTTGGATCTATTGAATTAGGGAAGACGCCAATAAAATCTGTTATATCAAATGGTGGTTTCTGGTCTTGCATTTTTTTACCAATAATTTAGGGGGCATCGAGAAGCAGTAAACTTAACTTTATTGACTAAGAAACACCCACACTCTCTGCATAAGTGACGTTGTTCATCAAATCTATTACACTCTCTACATATATCTATTCTTGCTTTTTTTACTTCTTTTGGTACTAATAAAGTACCCTTACTTACGAAACCTTTTATAACATCATACGCTGTCTTAGAAAAGATTTTTGCCTTCTCTAAGTTTGATGGTTCATCTTTATGATGCGACATGATCTTTAACGTAGCATGGAACTCCAGCAGGGTCTAACCATTTTGTATACTCAAAGTCTTCAATAGCTGTTTTCATCTGCATCCAATTATCACAGAGATACATGTCCTTGTATCCGTTATGATTATTCCACTTTTGAATACGATAATCTGGATGGCCATTCTCTAGGAGATCAGGCATCTTCACATATCTGTATGGGTCATGCTGATACAAAACGTCAATCATAATAAAAAAATGTATATACTTTATTATACACAATCTTTATTAGGAAGTCAAGCACCATCATCATGATTCCACATATATTCTATATCTTTTGCTTGTCCAGAATCAATAACTGGTTTGAGAATGCCCTTATCTGGTACTAAAGCTATCTGACCATCAGGAGTATCCAGTAAAAAGGTTTCACCAGCCTGAGCTCGATCAACTATATCACTAAAATTTTCCTCCAGATATTTCAGACTTATAATTTTCATTTTGGTAACGACAAATCTTGAGAAGCTGTATTCAATTCTCGTATGCGTTCTTGTTGATTTCTATTTTTCAAATGAGCCAAAACTAATTCTGGTGTTGTCAACTCATAAGGATCATTAGGTAAGTTGTCTCTAGTTCCTTGACTACCGCCAGGAGTCTCCTCTTCAAGGTATGTCATCTGACAATTATCTTCAAGAAGTAAAGCAAAACGCCATGTTCTTTTTCCCATACCTTTGTTATACATTTCATTAACAGTTAGACCACCTGACATGCCACCTTGATTATCTATTCTCATTGATAAAGCACCATTACCATCTGGAAGACACTTACATTTTTTAATCTTCATTGACTTCCACCAAGCATCCATTACATATGGATCATTCATACTGACAAAGTATATTTCATCTACCTCGGTTTCTTTTATAAAAGTGTCGTATAAAGCTTCATACTCTTTTACCATTTGAGTATCTACTGGAGAGAAAGCAGCATTGATTCCAATGAGAAGTATGTCTTTGCCCTCAAATAAATTGACAGTTGATTTTCTAATAAGTTTTTTTCTACTCAAAAAGAAAAGTTCAGCATTAGGTAAAAAGTTCATTTTTTCAATTGAATTATTTGTATATTATATATGTAAGACAATTTCAAACTCTTTTAAGATTGCGGCTTGGGGATCTTGATCTCTTATGTTACAATATTCCAACCATCTTAAAGCTGTCTTGTCTGGTTCTTTTAAACCTTTACCATATAATATGGTGTTGACTCTATCGTTTAAAGTACAGAACAAATTAGCGATATGTTCCGACTTTATTCCTATTAGATTTTGAATTTCTTCTCGTGTAACATTAACTTTGTACATTTGAAATTCAGTGCCATATATTGAATGAAAAAGGGCAGCTACCTGTTCATGATGAGGTCTGTCATAACCATTCAACATACCAGCAACGCTTATAGAATGTGAAAGAAGATTTGAATCTCTATGGGGTATGTTATCCGCACCTAAAGAAGTCAGATAATTAACACAATCACTAATTGAAATAGTCTTTTCTATAGTATCGGCCTAAAACATTGCTATTATAGTAGGCTGGTTCTCCATTGTCAAGAGCTTCAGTTAAGACGTTGTTAACAAACAGTTGTCTGGTCTCTTCATAGTTGGTTTTCCCCAAAGTTGTATGGAGAGACAAGATCTCTCTGGAAAAGTTGGATTTTCCAAACTCGGATACGTCGGCTTTGAGTTCGGGGGACGATCCATAATATTTCTTCCAATCCGATTCGCTAGTAACTTTTCGTTTGCCGCCTCTGGGTTTTCGTTTCTGTACGAAATATTTTCTGCCGATGTACTTCTTACCTGTTGTCTTATTTGTAATGCAGTAGACGAAACCGAAGAAATCATTAATATCGTCAGAAGTGAAAGGTTTACCCTCATATAGCCAGGGGTTTTCGTAATCTCCTCCTTCAGCCATTCCATCATTTTCATATCTTCACACTATGTATAACAGGTTTTTCATTCCTTAAAACGTTGTATAGTTCTCGGTTTTCAGAGGCAGATACAGGATAGAACTCAGCACTGGCATCGAATCCATCATACCTTTTTGCTTGGTTGATTACGATAGAACCCTCCTCTCCTGATTTTGATCTGTGAAATGTTCCACGAGGTATCAACAGAGCGCCACTCTGTCTGGTAAGATTGACAAGATGATATGGATACTTCCATTGTAGATTTACTAATTCAAATGTCCTTGACCCTGATACTACTCTATTGTAATCGTCTTGGAAACTATGAATATAAAATGACTTTGCACCTACACAATCATCAGGTGGTGAGGTAGCAGGGCCATCATGGATTACTAGGTCTGCTGCGTTAGATTCTTCAACAGATATATCATAGAATACAACAGCGTCTGTCTCTCTAAAGATTCTATGTTTTATAAACTGGACTTCATTCATGACCACAATCTCCTTAACTGACGAACATCAGTTACACCATATAATGCCTTGACAGTTGCTTCTGCATCCTCTCTTAAATTGGATGGTGAAAAGAACTCTACTCTTGTCAATCTATTTGATTGTAACATTATTTGTGCTGTCCATTTAG